AACGGTGGAAGTGTTCCCGGTGTATCTGGTGAAAGGCGAGGAACACGTCCAGCGGGAATACGCCGACGACGTGGTGCGCGACATCGCGGTGAAATATTTCGCCAAGGTGGTACAGGCGAAACCGGAAGACGGGGATTATATCGAGATCCCGGAGACTGGCGCGTCAACCTTTTTCGACAAAATCAACGCGGTATGGCTGACTAATATCTTAAAGCAGTTGGGAGATTTGGAAAAGGCGGACAAAACCCTTTCGGAAGCCATCGAACTGTTGAAGCAGGCCGACACGGAAGCCGGGAAACGTATTACCGCCCTGGAAAAGAAAATGCCGTCCTACCTGGACCATATCCCGACGGTGAATGATGACGGCTACGACATTGGCGTGGAGGTCTGGACTGTGGACGAATACGGGAACAAGACGTTTTGGAAGTGCCACGATAACACGAAAGGCAAAGCGGTATGGAAACGTACCGGCGAGGGTTCGGGCGGTGGCGGTTCCCACAGCGGGGCGGTTTATCTGACCGGGCAGACGAATTTTACAAAAGCAAGTATAATCATTAAAGAAGGGTATTTGAAATGAATGGTGAATCAGGAACAGGCGTTTACGTCTATCAGCAAATTGTAAAAACAACGGCCGAATGGGAAGCGGACAAAACGGTCCCGGTAGAAAATGTTTGGCTGTTTGAACGCCGCGAGGACGGCAAAATTGTAACCAAACTGTCCGACGGCCAGCATTGTTATTCCGACCTTCCGGCTTACGGTTTGTCGGCATGGCAAGCGGCACAAATGGGCGGTTATAAGGGTACAGAAGAGGAGTTTTACGAATCACTCGGCACGTTCGACGAAAAGATAAAGAAAGTGGAAAGCCTTGTGGCGTCCATGTCCGGCAAATATGCTGAAACCCCGACGTTGGATTCCACCCCGACGGAAGACACGTTGACTTATACGCCGGAAGACAGCGAGGAACCGCGTGCTTTCGCCATCGGCCAGCAGTGTCGTGTCTATGAGGCGGAAGAGGAAGATTATGTGTTTTACCAGCTTTACGACATCAAGGAAAGTAAAGCCGACTGGCGTATTGCCGGAAGCGGCGGCACGTCGGCCAATCAGGAAAAGGCGGTCATTACCCTGAACAGTAACCAGGGCTCACCGGATACGGCATTGAACGGGAAAAAGGTAACAGTCAAATATTCCGAACAGGAACAGACGCTGACCTGGCAGGGCGAGGCTTTGGAGGTGAAGATCCCGGTCAATATGACCTATGAAGTAAGTGTCGAGGCCGTGGCCGGTTATACCACACCGGATAAACAGAGCTTTGTCGCCGTCGGTGGAAACGAACGTCAGATCGTATTCAGCTATTCCTGCGAGAAAGTAACGGTGAATGTAGCAACCGATGACAGTGCGGACTGTTCCGGGCGTACCGTTACGGTGAAAAAGATTTCCGGCGGGGATGTGCTGGGCACAGGCAAAGGATCGCAAGTCATTGTGAAAGTACCAACCGGCACGTCCTACACGGTATCGGTGGATAGCTTCGCCGGTTATTTGAAACCTTCCGACCAGTCATTTACGGCGGATCAGACCAGTCGTACCGTTTCTTTTGAGTATGAAAAGATCGTGGACGCGGCCATCGTATTTGACAAATCGAAGAGTGATCCGCAAAATATCACCGGCGAAATCAATAGCGGGGTTTTGAAAACCATCCTGTCGAAGTTCCGCCGCTGCCTTTGCAAGAAAACGAAAGACGGTGAGGTGACAATCTCGTATCTTCGAGATGACAACAGTTATTTCTATGCCAATGGTACAGCTGCCAAGTTGGACGGTACTGAGGGCGATGTAATGGTGGATTTCCCGGAGTTCTACTACAAATGGGAAAAAGTAGACGACACTAAATTTCGCTACCGTTTTTCCGAATGCGATGTAGATGGCACGTTCAAACATGTCCAACGTTCTTTGGTGGGGGCTTACAAAGGTTATATGATTTCGGACAAATTATATAGTCATAGCGGTGTAACGCCTACAACAGATAAATCAGCAAATGATTTTGACAGATATGCCGCCGCTCGTGGCAAAGGTTATCAGCGTATTGACTTCCAACAGCATTGCGTAATCGCATTTATGTTGTATGCTAAATATGGAAACCGTAATTTACAGGCTATCTTAGGAATAGGTGGTGCAAAATGTAATCCCCCCACACAAACGGGTAGCAGTGATGCAAATGGAAATGCCGACACTAAAAATGAAAGATTAAAATATGTATGTGGTTTAGGGATAGAAGGCGTATTTGGAGGAATTAATGAATTAACAAAAGGAGCCACTGTTACAGATGGAAATTGGGAAATAACCGACCCGGACGGCTCTACTCGTCGTATTACTTCCGTGGCATATGATGGCTGGATTTCGGGGGTTGCAGCTGAAGACGGCCCGTTTTTCGACATGATACCAACGAGGACCGAAGGCAGTGAATCAACATATTATTCAGATCGTTTTATTACTAAATCTTTTGGTGTTTTTGTGCGCTCAAACAGTGATAGTGATACAGAAGGGGGAGTTGCGTGTGTAGACTCGGAATATACTGAGTCGGAAAGGCATTTTTCTATCGGTTCTCGCCTCGCATTTAGAGGTGTCATTCGAGAAGCGGCGAGCGTAAATGATTTTAAAGCACTTGCAGTACTTTAATTTTTAACAGGTTTCAAAAATATTCTAAGAGATAAGATGAAGTATACATTATGATACATAAATAATCCAACCTTTTTCGGGGGAAAGGGTACAAAAGAAGGCCCCCGGCCATAGATTAAAGTATAGAGACGCCAATCTTATATACAATAACTTGCGTAGCAACGCACGACCGAGGGCCATATGCCCTTGCCGCGTTACTACGCTTTTTTATATCTGCGATTTTGCGCATTTGCGCTGTATATAAGATTGGCATTGCAAATATACTTTAGTTTTTGGAGATTATGACAATATACGAGATACTTTCTTTCAATAAAGAACTACTCCGAAGGTTGGCCTGTGTCGGAGTCAAGACTGACGATTTTCGGTATGTGGATTTGTTCGAGGACTATTCGCGTATGAGAAAGGCCGGTAACAAAATGACTTATATCGTGGCTGTCCTGTCCGATAAGTATGCGGTCAGCGAACGGAAGGTGTATAATGTAATCCGGCATTTATCGGAGGAGTGCAAGAGCGGTGCAGTGTAACCCCTTCTAAAAATTATGTTTTGTTTTCTCTTTTATCCAACTTTGCAATGCACAAAAACAAAAGCAGAATATGGAGATTTATAAAAAGACAACTTTAGGCAACTTGATAATAAAAGAAGTTCCAAAGGCTTTGGCTAAAGAATTGGTGATTGAACATCATTATTCACACAAATGGAACGCTGGAGGCTTTGGCAAGTTCAATTATGGTATATTCAGAGAGGAGGAACCGGATAAATGTTTAGGAGTTGCGGTGTATGGCTTGATGAAAAACCCTTATGCAAAAATATTTAGCCATCCTAATCCTTCTGCCTGGATGTGCGAATTAAATCGGATGTGGATAGATGATGTTTTGGGACATAATGCAGAAAGCATTCTTATTGCTGCTTCTATCAAGCTGTTAAGAAAGACTGATCCCACATGTGTGGCAATACAAAGTTTTGCTGACGGACGGTTAGGTTGTGGAACCATCTACAAAGCGGCCAATTTTACTTACTATGGCTTTCACTATACTACATTTTGCCGAAATAAAAGGTCTGGAGAGGTCATACATGAACAGATACTAACAAACAGCACATCGCCAACCGGTTATTTACGGGCGAATATTGCATTTCTGATAGGCGACTTAGAGATATTCAGGGTAAAGACATACAGGTACATTTATCCGCTTTGTAAAAAGTTCAAATTTTGCCGTGAGCCGCAACCTTATCCGGCATACGATAAAGGCGAGGAGCTTATCCAATGGGAACGCAACACAGACAAAATCAAATCCAATATCATAAGGCTGCTTGATAAAGTAGCTGCCTAAAGTTAGGCACACCTGACTCGCTCTATTTGTTATAAAGATAGTAATATTACCTGATATATGCAAATCTTAGAATGACTCTTTCAATGTAAAAAAGTTAAATTTCAATGGCACTAAAACAGTATTTCTATATCGTTTTAGTGCCATTGAAGTTTATACCAAAACGAACCGCTTCGTTTTGGCAAACTATAAAAATACCGAACCGCTTCGTTTTGAAAATTTGTACGGGTGGTTTTGCGGATTATAGCATCGCCCGTCTCCCGGTAGCACAGGAAAGTGCCAAGATACAAGGGCTTTTGATCGATTTGAGAAAGGACGAAAACATCTCCTACATGGAGACGCTCGGACTGGCGGCTTATTTGGACGAACTCGAAAAGGAGAACAACGCCTATATCAGCCTGACGAGCCAACGGACACAGAACCGGGCAGCCAACAAGAAGGAAAGCGGTGCGGTTCTGCGCGAGCGGATCGACGGATATTATGAAGATCTGGTCATGCTGGCACAATCCTACAGCGTTGCCGTACCTTCGGAGGCGGCAACGGCATTTGTCAACAACCTGAACCAGCTGATCACCGAAACGACCACCGCCAACAACCAGCGAAAGAAAAGATCAGGGTCAAACGGCAACGGGGCTGACGATTCCGAACGTCCCGGAGAACTGTCTGTTTAAACAAAAAAAGAGCCGAGACTGGTAATTTTTACCGATCTCG